GAGATTGAGTTTGACGATGAGTTCTAAACCTGTTCTAACTCATCTCTCCTATCTTGACTCTTACGTCTCCCATTGATGGTTGAAAACGCACCAAGCCAACGAGAAACGGCACGTTGAGATGAACGCATAGACATGTTATCATCTTCTACGAGCACACTTAGACCGTTACACACGTCGGGCTTGTTTTCTTTATCTGGAAACTGTAAAAGAAATGCCTGGATGGATATCGCTGGTATATCTGGTGAGTCACTCAACAGCTTATCGTATTCCTCTCTTGATTTCATAATAAACTCGACGACATTCGTTCTATGTTTGACATCAAGGGAAATTTCCATATCGATACTCCTATAGAATTTCGACCACTGAACACACATCGCAGAGTGAGCCTCCGAGAGTGGTAAACTCTGACTAAATTTGCTTATTGATGTAAGAATACCACCGAGTACGTTAAGAAAGGCGAAGAAGTATTGGATGATCATGATATTGTTCTTTGTATCCTCGGATACGTCTTCGTTGCCACTGGGATTTAAAACAGCAAAACCACCTACACCGGTTATACTCGCGATGACTATACTAGGATATGCTAACCAGTCATTTTGCTTCTTATAGAATAGACGTGCATGGTTATGAAGCCAGCGATACCCCGCTGCCTTCTCGGCCCATTTTATAAGTAACTTCTCCTGCTTGTCGCACCACTCACAGTCGTCGGTACTCATAGTCTACAGTACCCTGATATATTTTTCAAGTTCTGGTTTCATTTCTTGTACCCACCACTTCTTTTTTTCCGCATCCCATTTTGCACCATGAGATTTCGCATCATCCTTTTCTTCATACGGAACTTCCAAGTACACACGAGTCATCCATTTCTTCGCTTCTTCTTCAGTTTTGAAGGACTTATATACCGCACCCGGGTACCCATTCACCTGCTCCTTCGCTTCGTCCCATGTCGTGTACACACCTGGGTTGAATCCTTTGAAGACACTGTAAAACTTCGCCTTCGTACTCCCACCGGCAGCCTCATAGGCCAATTTATCAACCTCTTCATTTTTGGGGTCACCGTTATGGGCCTTGACCCATTTCCATTCAACCTTTGATAACGAACGTCGTACTTCATCGATGGCGATCCACAACTCCTTGTTTTTTACAACCGTACCCGTCGAAGTTAACCAGTCGTTCTTTTTCCAGTTTATGATCCATGAACTGATACCATTCTTGACATATTGACTGTCAGTGAAAATACAAACCTCTTGGATATTTCTCTTGTGACACTCTTCGAGAGCCTTCAGAATGGCAGTCATCTCCATCACATTGTTGGTTGTGTTTGTTTCCTTTCCGCTGAGTTTAAAGTCGTCACTTACTACACCCCATCCACCGCGTCCAGGGTTTCCGAGGCAACTTCCGTCTGTGTAGATTTCGTACATGAATATTTATCACGGCTTATCCTTATACTCTGAAGCCTTCTTAGGTGTCACACCACAGTGCCATATCAAGGTTATTTTCTACGGTGCGTAACATCATAGTCAACGTCTAATCAATTTTAAATAGCACTGGTACCATGCATTTTAAAATTGAGTTTTTATATTTTTCAGAAAACTAAGACTGAATGCTTAGTTGGAGAACGCGAGACCACCCATACCCGACTGGATGCGGAGGACGTTGTAGTTGGTCGCGAACATGTTGAGCGAGGTCGCGGCACCGGTACCCATGTCTGCCTTGATCTTGATGGCAACCTGGGCGTTGTCGATGCGGGAGAAGTTGCACGTGCCGGTAGGCTGGTGCTCCTCGGGCTTGAGAGCGAAGGAGTAAGAGTAGATGCCGGGCATGGGGCAACCGGAGTGGTGGTTGTACGCCTGGACCTGGTTGAAGTACTTACCGGACTGCTCCTTGAAGCGGTCCTGGCCGTTGAGAACGAGCTTGAAGGTCTCGACGGGGCCGACGGCGGCATCCGTGGAGCCAGCACCCTCCTCGATGAGGCGGAGGGAACCCTCGGAGGCGAAGAGGGGAACACCGGTCGCCTGGGTGAGGGGCACGAAGCAGTTGGAGTTGGTGGGATTCGTGGGATCGGAGTTGAGGACAACACCGGCGTCCAGAACGTTGGAGGTGAAGTTCCAAAGCTTGGCACGGGCCGAGGAGGCGGGGGCGGCGGCCCACACGAGCTCCTTGATGGGGTGGTTGTACGAGAGGCGGACCTGCTTGGTCTCACCCGCGGTAACGGAGTCAACACCGGTGTGCTGGACCTGCTCGATCAGGTACTCGTGACCCTTCTGGGCGAAGCGGCGACGCTCCTCGGTGTCGAGGTACACGTAGTTACCCCAGACCTTGAAGGTGTTGGTGTTGAAGTACGTCTCGAACTCGTCGGTCAGATCGAAATCGATGCGGACCTCGTGGTACTGGAGAGCGATGAGGGGAAGGTAGAGACCGGGGTTGCGGTTGAAGAAGAAGATCAGGGGGAGGAACACCTGGCCCTTACCCGAGGTCATCTTACCCCAGTTAGCCTTCTTGGACTCGTCGAGGTAGAGCTCGGAGTACATGCGCCACCAACGCTGGTAGTGCTTGTCGATACGCTGACCACCGATGGAAAGCTCAGCAGTCTTGATCGCACGCTCAGCGACCCAGTTGCAGTCATCCGCGGTGGCACTAGTGACGGTCCCGAGGGTGGACTTGGAGGTGAGCTCGACGTACATGTCGCCGATGAGATCACCGTTGCGGGCAACAGTCACGGAGATGCGACCGTTGTTGGAGGGGTTACCGTTCGTCGTCTGCTCGATGTTCTCCATCGCGAAGTTGGTGTGACGCTTGTACACAGCCTGGAAGAAGGTTACCTTGGGGTTGCCAGTCAGGTAGACATCCTGGGCACCGTAAGCTACGAGTTGCATGAGACCACCGGCCATTGTGAGAGTTTTGTACTATATAGCAAGATTTTAATTTGGCCTGATACCGCACGTCGCGAAAAATAGACATTGGTCTTTTCTATGTATACCACAAATGACCACTTACCCCGACGAGATTCCCGAAGAAGGAGAGATTCTTCCAGGGGAGGAGGAAGATGAAGAGATGTTCATGGACGAAGAGGATGTTGGCATCGATCTTGTCGACGTTCTCACAACCCCCGAAGGTGATACTGTATGCAGTGCCCTGGTATCCCTGGTACAGCAAGTACAGACACAAAATAAAATCCTGATAAAGATTCTTGGCAAGCTAGCTTAAAAAATAGAAGCGAGTATTAGTAAATCGAGGGATGAAAGACACCCACTACATATCCGAAGATGCAGACCAACTTCAATCGAATATGGAGATACTTAAAAATTCAGTTCAGTCTTTAGATTCTGATCGACTCTTGGAACTTCTCGAGGAACAGGAAAAGGAATGGGAGATGGACAATACAAACAATACATCTGTTCCGACCGAGCTGGGATACAAGCGTTTTTTTAGACCCGAAGAGATTAACCCAGCGACGGGCAAACCATTCCGTATCGACATGGATCACATTTCGGCATCGCATCGGCGTGTGATTACCCTGATGGGACACATGTATCACCGAGCGGCAGCCCTCGAAATTTCGGAATATGAACCAAATGATGATGGTCTGAAGGTTTCAGTTCGTATCAATCGCGTCATCGAACAGATAGATGATGCTTTTCAGATTGTCTTTCGTCACGCGAGAATGTATGAACGAATCAATAACCCGACATGCATTCCCGTGAATCCCGATTCCGATCCCATCTTGTTCAGATGTAACACGATCCAAACGGATACACTCTCACCCTATCAACAGTCTATTCTGGCATTTTTGAATCATACATACTCGAATAACATCCGTCGCTACAAAGGGTATTGTTGTACACAGATTGTCACCCCAGAAGGGTATGCTACTCGTGCATGGAAGCCCAATAGGACGATCGAGGCGGAGCTGTACATGTTTTCCCAAAAGGAGACGAACCGATTGAACTGGGAGAATCTTACATCTCGTGGTGCAACGATCAGGGATGTCGTTCAACACGTGACGAAGTGTTACGATATACAGTTTCCCGAGATTACCAAGAATCGTCATGTATGGAGCTTCAAGAATGGAATCTTCGTCGGCAAAGAATGGGTTCCAAGTTTGGGTAAGTTTAGGTCAAACTTTTACAGGTACGAAAGTAAAGAGTATAAGTGCCTTGACGCCACGGTCGTGAGTTGTAAGTATTTCGACCAGATGTTTGAAAGCTATGAACATTTGGATGACTGGTGGGACATCCCGACACCCTACTTTCAGAGTATTCTGGACTATCAGGGGTTTGACAAGGATGTTGCTCGATGGATGTATGTGATGGGTGGTCGACTTTGTTTCGATGTGAACGACCTGGATGGTTGGCAGATTGCGATGTACTGTAAGGGTGTCGCCCGAACGGGAAAATCAACCCTACTGACGAACGTGTTTCAGAAATTCTACGAAGCCGAGGATGTCAAGACGCTGAGCTCCAACTCCGAGAAACAGTTTGGTCTTTCAGCAATCTACGATGGTTTCATGTTCATCGCCCCCGAGTGTAAAACGAACATGAGCCTAAACCAAGCTGAACTTCAGTCGATCATCAGTGGTGAAGATGTTAGTATCGCAATCAAGCACGAAAAGGCCAAGTCTATGAAGTGGACGACACCGGGGTGCATGGCTGGCAACGAACTTCCTGACTATAGAGATGCGTCTGGATCCATTCTACGTCGTCTATTGGTTTTTGATTTCCCGAAGCAGGTGAAGGATAACGATGCCGATCCACACCTCAACAATAAGCTGGCGAATGAGATTCCAGCCATTCTTCTGAAATGTGTCCGTGCCTATGTCGAATACGGACAAAGGTATGCTGACAGGGATGCATGGGCTGTTGTTCCTGCGTACTTCAAGAAGATCCAGAAACAGGTTGCGATGGTGACAAGCTCCCTGACAAACTTCCTCGAGAGTAGTGCCGTCGATAGAGATCCGAAACTCTTCGTGCCCCAGTCGGTGTTTACTCCAGCCTATACGCTCCACTGTACTCAGACACTCAACCTCAGTAAACCCCGCTTCAACCCGGATGCATACGCCGGTCCCTTCAGTTCCTATGGCATTGAGGTGCGTGAAGAAGCGGTGACCTACAAGGGGCGATCCTACAGAAAGCAACCCGTCTTCTATGGTGTCGACGTTATTGACGACAATGAAGAAATCCTAACCAGTGGATACTAAAAAAAATATCGACATCTAGTAATATGAGCCAGAGGATAAAGGAATTTGTCCGTCAGTCTGGTGTCGAGATTCAGAGTCCGAACTCGAATTCTGACAACGACAATTTTGCCCGAGAACTCGAAGAAAATATGCTTCGAAAGCAGCGTGAACGTGCTGCGGGTTTCCGAACACCTCCACGACGTGTACAAGTTCCCCAAGTTTTACAGAGGAATATGGTCAACAACAAAACGTACGAAGGAGCCTTCAAAGAATTCGAGGAGAATGAATTCGGTGGTCTGACCAACAATAATATTAGACAGTTGTTGACACCTCTTGAGATGACTAAACTTAACCCAGGTATGTTCAACGCGACAGTCGATTCTGGTTTTGGACAGAAGGATGCCGTCGTGGATCTTAAAAAGATACTCATGAAAACACCTTCACCTAAAACACCCATCGGTGAGGGTCTTTATCTGGACACAACCGAAATAAAGGGGTGGTACGGATCGATGCGTGAAGGGTTTTCGCATACCCGTGAAGCCGGACCCAAGGGCAACATCGGTATTGCGTTTTTTACGGCCCAGTTTAAGATGATACTTTCCAATGACTTTGGTGAGTCGAAGGGTGTCACTGTAAACATCTACAAGAATGGAAAGATTCGCTTTTCGGGCGGTTTCGTGGGCACAAACATCGCCAACCAACCAGAGCTTATCAGACGCTATGTCGTTAACACATACACGGAACGTCAACCATTCTTCTACAATCCCTTTACTTACAACAATCTTAGTGGACAGTTCAGGATAAATGGTGTATTTAACAGTCTATCCGTGTTAGCTCAGCGTGCGAGGATGTATGGGATCAAGGATGCTTCCTACGAGCCCGAACTTTCGCCCTTTCTTTATCTATACATGGATGATGCGAAATTTATCATTACAAAGTCGGGGAACGTTCAGATATCCGGTGCCAAAAACCCCGCTGACATGCTGAAGGCGTACGAAATTGGCAAATCCTTGATGGAAACATTGAACGATGATGGCCAGATTAGTGTGTCTGGCCAGTTCGATGAAGGTGTAAAGGCTCGTACCAAGGCCAAACCCAAGGCCAGAGCCAAGGTGACACCACAACCCAAGAGAAAATATACGAAACGTGTGATCAATGCCAAGACTTGCTCACGTATGAAGAAGCCCGAACTCATGAACCTTGCACGTCAGATGGGTGTTGTCAATTTCCGTGTTCAGGGCGAAAACGGTTTCAGGGCTGCCAAGAAGGATGAAATTTGTAGGAAATTGCTCAACAAGGTTGGTAACAAAACAAACACGACGTTTCGTGTAGGCAAGAAGATTTGTAGACAGATGAAAAAGGATGAACTCCTCAAGACTGCGGCAATCATGAAGATCAACATCACGACCAACGAAACGAAGGATGCGATCTGTAAGAAAATAGAAGCTGCACAAAAAATACTAGCCAACGCCAAGGCGGTACCAAAGCCGAAGCCGAAGCCGAAGACTGTCTCCCCAAAAAAGCCTAACATGACTGTTCTTAAAAAGCGGGGCCTCGACGAAAATTCCATCCGTAAAGATATCGTGAAGCTCTACGGTAAGCGATGGATGGATCAATACAAGAACGTCATGCCATCTCTGAACAATGACGTCCGTGAAATGAAGACACAGCTTAATAAGATGCCGGGGCTCCCCTTCAAGAAGAATGTCGATCAGGTGAAGAAACAAGTGGTGGATAAGTGGAAAGATCAACGTAAACGTGACCTGAACAAGAAACGTATCCTAAATTCCTTGAATGTCAATGGTATACCCCGTAACATGGTAGCCGCCTACAAAAAGAGTGCCTTGAACTACATCAACGTACACCAGCCGACCAAGGCTAAGTTGGCAAAGTACAAGAAGACGTGGCTGAACAACAAGAACAAGAAGACACCTAGTCCCAAACCCATGGTCAAGGCGAAACGTGAACGGATGAT